AAACATCCCCATCTCAAAGAAGAAATTTCCTAGATAGATTAGTTTTCTCGAGTAAAAATGATTATAATAGATTAATCAATAAATACAAAAAATTTTTAATAGAAAGAATTAAAATACTTCAAAAAAACATCATTCAACAACGACAAGTAATGCTAAATTAAGGTACAATATTAATTTTAATTTCCTTTAATAAATAACTTTACAATAACAAATTATTATGGCAACCTATCCTGTAGTTAATTCAAAAACTGGTGAACAAAAAGAAGTTGTGATGAGCGTCACAGAATGGGATCAATGGAAAGAAGACAATCCTGATTGGTTAAGGGACTATTCTGATCCCTCAACTATGCCAGGTGTTGGTGAAGTCGGAGAATGGAAAGATAAGTTAAGGAAGTCAAAACCAGGATGGAATGATGTTCTAAGAAAAGCGTCAAAATCACCAGGTTCTAGAGTAAAAACACTAAGTTAAATGCCAAGAAAAAAGAAAACTAATGGGGATCAACCCATAGGTATCGGTCTAACTACAAAACAAATGAAAAGGAAAAAACCGATTGGAAATACTTACCTTCTTGATATTGAACCCATAACTAACAATCAAAAAAGATTGTTTGATTCATATGCTGAAGATAAGCATCTAGTTGCTTATGGCACAGCAGGTACTGGAAAAACATTTATTTCATTATACAATGCACTTGCTGATGTTTTAGATGAGTCCACACCATATGAAAAAATTTATCTTGTAAGATCTTTAGTTTCAACTCGTGAGATAGGATTTTTACCTGGTGATCACGAAGACAAAGCAGATATTTACCAAATACCATATAAAAATATGGTAAAATATATGTTTCAAATGCCAACTGATGCTGACTTTGAAATGTTATATGGTAATTTAAAAGCACAAGAAACAATTAAATTCTGGAGCACATCCTTTATAAGAGGTACAACTCTAGATAATGCAATAGTTATAGTTGATGAATTTCAAAACTTAAATTTTCATGAGTTGGACTCAATTATTACTCGTGTTGGTGAAAATAGTCGTATTATATTCTGTGGGGATGCAAGTCAAACTGATTTAGTCAAAACAAATGACAGGAATGGCATACACGACTTCCTAAACATATTGCGTAAAATGCCATCTTTTGATATAATAGAGTTTGGTATTGATGATATAGTTCGTTCTGGACTTGTCAAAGAGTATATTATTTCAAAACTTGAAGTTGGTCTTTAATGTTTAATCATGTTGATATTGATCTTCCTAAATTAAAAAGGGAAACAATAGATGGTGTACGCTACTATTCTGTTCCTGACGAAGATGAATTAATTAAATTAGTTTCAATCACATCTGTTACCAGTCATTATAATAAAGAAATTTTTATTAACTGGCGAAAGAAAGTAGGTGATGAAGAAGCAAACCGTATTACCAAAGCAGCTACCACCCGTGGTACTGATTTTCACACACTCACAGAACATCATTTATTGAATGATGAGAAACTTCCAAAAGTTCCTCCAATATCTAATTTTCTGTTTAATGTGGCGAAGCAAAAAATTGGTAATATAAATAATATTTACGCTTTAGAGGGTTCTCTCTACAGTAGGCAACTAGGAATTGCTGGAACAGTCGATTGTATTGCGGAATACGAAGACGAGTTAGCGATAATAGATTTTAAGACTTCTAAGAAACCAAAACCCAGAGACTGGATTGAACATTACTTTGTCCAGTGTATGGCATACGGTTGTATGTTATATGAATTAACAGGTATTTCTGTTAAAAAATTAGTAATTATTATGTCCTGTGAAAATGGAGAATGCATCGTCTATGAAGAATACAACAAAGCAAAGTATATCAAACTCCTCGGAGAATACATTAACAAATTTATTCAAGATAAACTGGAACTCTATGGAACCGAATAAAGAACTAGAACAGGCAATCGAGAATAAATTCTTGACTCCATCTAAATTTGCAATGGAAATCGAAAAGATTGTTGCAGCAGAAGAAGACTTCAATTATATTGATGCAATCTGTTACTATTGCGAAACTAACAATATTGAAGTAGAATCAGTATCGAAGTTAATATCCAAACCTTTAAAAGAAAGATTAAAATGGGATGCAACCCGTCTTAATTTTATGAAACCTACATCAAGAGCTAAATTGCCTTTATAATGAAAAAATCAGAATTAATTCATTGGAGATTGCAAGCGATGCTTCGTGAGCATACTTTCCGTGATTTACAGTACTTAGGTGTCAGACCTGACAGTATTGGTATGAATCAACATTGGTATCGTATCGGTGAAGCAGAAGTTCCCGTTGATGCAATTACAGAATTAGATAGTGAAGAGGAAGATGATGAAAGTGACTCCATTTGAAACTTACCAGTCATATCTATCAATGAAAAGTCATTTTACTAACCGTAAGTATGACTTTTTTCGATATGGTGGTAAATCTCGTGCAACTATAACATCCTTTAATAAACGAAAAGATAAGTATTGGTTCGAGAAAACATCTAGAAAATACTCTGATGGTGAAATAGTTGATTTCTTACTCGCTAACTTTGTCACTACAGATAATCCAAAGAACCTGTGGATTGGTGAGATTATCAATTCTGGTGAAAGAACATATGCAGATTGGATGAGAAGAAAACAGAGTATTTCATATTTGTTCAAAGAAGAATCAGGAAAGTTATTAGAGGAAAATAATTTAGAACAATTATTTGAATGTGGTAAAGGACATCCTATAATACTGAAAAGATTTTTAGGTGGGGATATCTCACTTGAAACTTTTGTAATTTATGATATAATATTCTCATTCTCAGAAAAATTTGACGAGAAACTGTTCGATCCCGTATGGGAAACCGTCAGTTTAAAAATTAGGAAGTATAAACCTTTCCTAAATATTAATGTATTCAACTTTAAAAAAATACTACGGGAAATCGTAAATGAGTGATTTTTTTGATTCCGATATAGTTCGTGAAGAACTACAAGAGATAAACGAATTGCAGATGTCTATTTACAAGAATGCAATGAAGTTTGGAACTTTTAGTCGTGAAGATAAAGTTGACCACATTGAAAAACTTACTGAATTATTAGAAAGACAAAAAGTAATGTACACTCGCATTAGTCTCTCTGATGATAAAGAAGCAATAGAATTAAAGAATCATTTGCAAAAATCAGTTGAACTGATGGGATTCCCAGAAGGAACTGATATGTTGCTTTTATTCAGTGGTATGTCAAATACTATTGAGACTCTTAAAAAGTCTATTGACAATTGATTATTAATCTGTTATAATCCAATTATCTAAAATATCCAATTTATCCGAGGTATCCAAATGTCTTTTAAAGACCTAAAAAAACAATCTAAACTTGGCTCACTTACTGCAAAGTTAGTAAAAGAAGTTGAGAAGATGAACAACACGGGCGGTAACACTGATGACCGTATCTGGAAGTTAGATGTAGACAAAAGCGGTAACGGTTATGCTGTTATCAGATTTCTACCTGCACCCGAAGGTGAAGATTTACCATTTGTAAAACTATATTCACACGCATTCCAAGGTCCTGGTGGATGGTTCATTGAGAACTCACTCACTACACTAGGACAAAAAGACCCAGTTTCCGAGTATAATTCATTACTCTGGAATAATGGAACTGATGCTGGAAAAGAAACTGCAAGAAAGCAGAAGCGTAAGTTAACTTACGTATCTAACATCTATGTTGTGAAAGACCCTGCTAATCCTGAGAACGAAGGTAAAGTATTTCTATACAAGTATGGAAAGAAAATCTTTGACAAACTTACTGCAGCGATGCAACCTGAGTTTGAGGATGAAGAAGCAATCGATCCATTCGATTTCTGGCAAGGTGCAAACTTCAAGTTAAAAGCAAAGAACGTTGCAGGATACAGAAACTATGATAGTTCTGAATTTGCTGCACAAAGTCCTTTACTTAACGATGATGATGCAATGGAATCACTCTGGAAGAAACAGTTCTCACTTGCTGAGATTGTTGCACCAGACCAGTTCAAGACATATGATGAGTTAAAGACTCGTCTAGATTATGTTCTTGGAAATAAGAAGTCCGCTGCACCACAGTTTGAAGAAGAGGATATTGATCGTGGAGAAGCAGAAGAGTTAGTAACTGCTGCTGTATCAAAATCAACTCCTGCAGTAGCAGAAGAAGAGGACGATGCACTATCATACTTCGCCAAACTTGCAGAAGAATAATTGCATAGTGATGTAGGGGGTCAAACGACCCCCCTTTTTTTATGGGTTGATTGCCTCTGTATTTTCTGTAATTGCTAAATTAGATGCTAGGTATCTTGAGTTTTTATCATATTTCAATACATCTCTTAAATCATTTATGAACGCTTGTACATAACCCTCTCTTAACACATCGATTTCTCTCTTTTTATCGTTTGTAGTGTATTCATATTCTAAGTTAGTAACTGCTCTTGCGATACCATCAGTTGCAACTGTATATTCATCTTTATCATCAAGTTGCCGATTACCTTCTTGAGAAACTAAAGTATATCTAACTGACCCTGCTTGTGTGATTGAACCTGGAAATTTAAAATCTACATCTACAATTAAATTAGGTGGTAAAAGTTGTCTCCCCTGATTATCTACTATTTCAAATGTTTCATAGTATTTTACCTCATTTAATTTTTCTTCACTACCATATTTTTGTAAAGCATAATTATATACTTGATAATCTTGTAGTGGCCACTCGTGACCTATATTAACTATTCCAGCAACTAATACTATAATATAATCTAACTCAGCATCTCCATACAAATATTCTGCTATAGTATCAGGTCTATCTCCATCACCAATTACAAACTTATTAAATTCTATCGCACCTGATCGAACATAATCAAGCATTTTTGCTCTACGAAATAAATTCTTTACAACAACGTAATCTGTTGAAGAATTTTTATGTGATAAAGGTGACTG